CCGCTACCGCACCCGGATCTCCCCGATTGCGACGACGCCGCGACCGAGGGCTGTCTGATTCGGCTGCTGGGGAGCGCCCGGCTCGCTCGTCAGGCACTCACGGCTGCTGGTCACTACAACGAAGCACATCGGCTCCACATCGCCTTCATGCTCGGCAAGGGCATCGGCCCTGCATGCATCGGTGCTGCTGAGGCTCTTGGGCAGTGGTCAGGGGGTGGCCATGCGTCGAACGTGTGACTCCTGCCTGTGCAGGTACATGGCTGAGTGTGCCCACGACTCTCTGGTCGGCACGGGTGCTGAGCCCATCGAGGGTGCTCCCCAGACGAGGGAGGGTGAGGAGATTCTGGTGTGGCTCGGCGCGAACCTGTACGACAGGGGAGGTGAGCCGGCCGTGCGGGATGGTGCTGGTCCGTGTCCTGGCTGGAGGCGGCGTTGACTCCTCTCGAGCAGTTCCGCCAGTTGCCTCAGGACACGCGGATGCGTGCGTTCCGCATCGTGGACTACGACACGAAGCAGTGGGTCTGGTACGAACCGCGTGCCGCTCAGCTCGTTCTTCGCGAGGCGATGAGGACCCACAACCGCATCATCGTCCCCAAGGCTCGGCGCCTGGGTGCGAGCACTGAGGTTGAGGCTTTCCTCTTCGATGCTCTGCTGATGGCAGACAACCCGCTTCCTCTGGCCTCGATGGCTCATGTGGACCGTGCTGCCAGGAACATCGGCGGCATGCTGCGGGGGATGTACGAGGGGCTGCCGGCCGAGATCCGTCCCCAGTCCTCGAAGATGAACGAGTACGAGCTTGTTCTCAAGGAGAGCGGCGCCAAGCAGACCGTCTACATGGCAGGTGGTCGAGGTGGTACCCGGTCGTTCGCAGCGGGGATGGCTCACCTGTCCGAGTTCGACTTCTACCCGGACCAGGCCGAGACGCTGGCTGAGGTGGACGCGACGGTGGGTGACGGGCTGCTCATCGTGGAGAGCACGGTGAACCAGCCGGGGTCGAAGTTCCATGACCTCGTCAAGGGCGCCCCCGAGAACGGGTGGCATGTGTGCTTCCTGCCGTGGACCCTGCACCCCGCCTACGCCGACAAGGTGACCCGGGACTTCGCTCCGACGGCTGCCGAGCTGGTGCTGATGGAGGAGCATGGTCTGACGCTGCCCCAGGTGGCGTGGCGTCGTCGGCAGATGGCGACACTGGGGAAGGCGAAGTTCCGTCGTGAGTACCCGCTGACCGTCGAGGAGGCGTTCGCGACCCAGTCGAAGCGGTTCTTCACGGTGGACTGCATGGAGCATGTGGAGGTCAAGGAGGTCCGCGCCACGGATCAGGATCGTCTTCGTGTGCTCGAGGACTGGGAGGACGGCTCGGACTACGCCATTGGCGTCGATGTCTCGGCCGGCGTGGGCTCCGACTCCTCTGTCATCACGGTGGTGGATGCGAGCACGCGGTCCCTGGCGGCGCAGTGGGTCTGCAGCAAGACGACCCCGAGCCGTCTGGCGGAGCACATCCTGAGGCTGGGCCGTGCGTATGAGTGGCCTGTGCTGGTGATTGAGTCGAACGTGTACGGGCGACGGGTCATCGAGGACGTGGCGAGGCATGGGTATCCGCGCCGCCGCATGTGGACGGACGACAACGGGAAGCCATGGCGCACGCATGGTGGGAACCGTGCTGGTCTGTTCGAGCTTGTTCGCTCGACGATGGAGGAGGGGTTCCTGGGTGAGTTCACCAAGGAGCTGTACGAGCAGGTCGTGTCCATCGGGTGGAATGCGAAGAAGAACAGGCCCGACCATCCTCAAGGGAAGCACGATGACATGGTCATCAGCCTGGCATTGGCGCTGGTTGCAGCGCAGGAGATGCCGCTGCGTCTTCCTGAGGAGCGTAGTAGGGTGACGATGGAAGACCTCATCCGCAAGAACCGGGTACGGGAAGCGAAGAGGGCGCATCCATTCACGGTCAGGGGTGACCGCAGGAGGCCGATGTGAAGCCAGCCGATGTCCAGATGAAGTTGCAGGAGCACGACCGCTACTGGGAGCACATGCGTCCCGAGCAGGAGGCTCTCAAGAACATCTACGAGACGCGCTTCTTCGACGTGCCTGAGCGGAACGATGACCAGATCGAGGTCCAGACCTCTGATGCGTTCGGGTACATCGAGGGCATCATCGGTCAGCTCTACGCCCGGAACCCGGCCTGCGTCATCCGCAAGGGCATGCGGGCTCTGGGTGACGCTGAGGTGTCGCAGACCGTGGCGAACGGGTTCCTGTCTGACGAGTGCCGGGAGGCGATCGAGCACGGGACGCGCCTGGCCCTCATCCACCCCATGTCGTTCATCAAGCTCGTGCCCCGCGAGACGGATGACCCGTACCGCAAGGTTCTGCCTGTGGCGGTGCCTCCGTGGGAGGTCATCGTGGACGAGGATGCGCCGGCCTGGGATGAATGCCGGTTCATCGGGCATGCGTACTGGGAGCCGCTGAACAGCGCGAAGGCGAAGTTCGGGTCTGGCCGGAAGTGGATGGCTCGGCGCCGGGAGCCGTACTTCAAGCAGGACCGGTACACCCAGGACGAGGTCGAGGCGATGCCTGCGGCCATGGCGACGAAGTACGACGAGTACGTCCGCATGGTGGAGTGGTACGACTTCGAGGAGGGGAAGCTGTACTTCTGGACGCCGGATGTCGAGGGTGAGCTTCGCTGGCTGGCCCAGGAGGAGATTCCGGTTCGGAACTGGGATGGTCGGTTCCTGAGCACCATCGTTCCGCTGTACTTCTCGTCGCTGCCTCACCGCCCGATGGAGGGGTACTCGGCGCTGCGCCGCATCTACGACCAGCTCTACGAGAAGAACATCGTCCGGAGCTTCCAGGCGTCGGCTGTCCGCAAGGTGGCTCGGCAGTACCTCGTCCGTGCTGGTGCCCTCGATGAGGAGAACCAGGGCTACATGCGGTCGGGTGTGGACGGGTTGTTCATCGAGGTGGACATCGAGCCTGATGAGAGTCTGGCTGAGCAGATCATGCCCGTCCCCCACACCCCGCTGCCGGCTGAGACGAGCCGGTACGTCAGCGAGGTGATGGACGACCAGTACACGTCCACCAACCAGGACCCGTTCAGCCGTGGTCAGGGCCTGGGTGGCCGCGCCTCTGCTGCTGAGGTTGCGGCGCTGGTGAGCTACTCGTCGTCCCAGCTTGGGCACCTGGCTCGGAAGCGTGACGCCACCATCGAGGAGTTGGTCCGGGTGTACCTCGCGACCCTCGCCACGTTCGTGGACGACAAGACCATCCCGATCGACATCAAGGGTGCCATCGTGCGGCCCACACCGGCTGACCTGCTCGGTGACTTCAAGGTCTACGCAGAGGATGAGGGCCAGACCCCGGTGTCCGAGGCGATGAGGAAGCAGCAGTTCTTGATGAACGTGCCGACCCTGCAGGCCCTGGGTGCTGACCCCAAGTTCCTCCTCCAGCAGGCTGCATCCATGCTGGGCTTCGAGGACATCCCGATGGCCCCGCCGCCTGAGCCGATGCCGGCTGGCCCGATGGACGCAGGAGCGCCACCGCCCGACATCGAGACGGCGGTTGCCACGGCCACGCCAGGTGACATCAACGCCATGATGGGGAGTGTCTGATGCCGCTGTACCCGTACCACTGCCCCAAGTGCGGAGCCTACGAAGAGGTGCTGTGCTCGGTGGAAGAGAAGCCGATGGCGCTGGACTGTGACTGCGCTGCCGACATGGTGCCTGTGGTGACGATGCCTGCCAGGACCCCGGGCCAGTGGGGAGGGGTGGACTCCGGATACTTCGACCGTGGCCTGGGTCAGTGGGTGGACAGCCACAAGGAGGCGGACAAGATCGCCAAGCAGAAGGGTCTGGTCCGAGCCAGCGACTTCGATGACAAGTTCATCGAGGACTCGGTGGACAGGTTCGGCACCGAGCAGAAGACGCTGGAAGCAGACCGCAAGGAGTACCGCTCCTACGTTGACTCTGGAATGGATGCAGGGGAAGCGGCAGCCAAGACCTTCAGCGTGTCGAAGTTGAAGGAGCGTGGTATGCTCGACGCCTCCATCAAGGGAGACTGACATGAGCATTGACAGCCTGGACTCGCTTCGCGATGAGGCAATGGCAAAGGCAGACGAGGCCGACGCTGCTGCTGATGAGGCAATGGCTGAGATGGCACCGCGTGGTGACTTCAGCGCTGGGGCTCTGAACAAGGTGGTCGAGGCGCTCAACGCCATCCTGCCTTCGTTCGGCCCGATGGCTGAGGAGTACCCCACCTTCGCAGGTGACGAGGAGATGCTCCCGCCCGAGTTCGTGAACCAGCTCATGATGGTGGCGACCGCAGCGGCTGATGCTGACCTCGATGATGTCCTCGCGATGGAGGACGTGGAGATGGTGCAGGACGATCGCGACCTGCAGCTCCTGGCCGGCAAGCTGCGGACCCTGTCCCAGAGCCGGGACTTCAAGCAGTTCCTGAAGCAGCCAATGGAGGGCGAGGCCCCCATGGCAGTGGAGGAGGAGACGGCCGAGGTCGAGGCACCCATGGAGGGTGGCGAGATGGAGGTCGAAGAGGACGACCTGCTCATGCAGCGCATGTAGCGGTTGTTGAGGGAGAGAGGACATGCCCAAGCAGAAGCCCGGTACGCGCCGGGTGACCATCATCGTGCGAGCAGGTGACGAGGCCCGTGGCATCGAGGAGGGGGCCGAGGCGGCTCGGCTCCACATGGAGCAGGTGCCCAAGGACGACCTGACGGCGAAGGCCTGGTCGAAGGCCGCAGTCGGTGAGGGGCTCATGATGAGCACGCCGGTCGTCGCCAGCCGTTGGACCCGCGAGGGGAACCTGACGGTGGAGGTCCCGTGAGCGACGAACAGGCAGCGCCAGCCGCAGAAGCTCTGGCTGATTCGGCCACGGATTCGGCCACGGATTCGGCCACCGAGACTGTCGAGGCCCAGGACACCACGTCTGGAGATGTGACCGTCCCGCTCAACGAGCAGGCCTCGAGGAAGGAGCAGGCCATCGAGCGGCTTCGTGCTGCGCTTCGTGCTGAGAACGGAGAGCCCGAGCCGGCTGACCCCATCCTCGACGCTGAGCCCGACGAGCCGTTCTCGGTCAACCCGAACGACGCGCTGAAGAACGCACCCGACGACATCAAGAAGCTCTACGCGAACATGCGTGCGGACTACACCCGCAAGACGCAGGCCCTCGCGGAAGCTCGCAAGCAGATGGAAGCGGAGCGCGCAGCGCTGACGAACGGCAAGTTCATGGACGACCTGAAGGCGAAGGCCGAGGCAGACGTGGGCTTCGACCCCTTCGACCCAGGCTCGGTCCAGGCGCACATCGACAAGCAGGTGGCTGCAGCCCTGCGCCAGGCCCTCGAGCCGGTGCGCCAGGAGGTGGAGCTGTCGAACCGTCGTGCTCAGCTTGAGCGGTTCAAGGCAGAGAACCCGGACATCAACCAGCCCGAGGTCAAGAGGGCCGTGGTCCAGATGCTGAAGGACGATGAGTCCCTGAGCCTGGAGCGCGCCTACGCGATCGTGCAGGGCAACCGGGCGCTCACCGAGAAGAGGGCTCTCGAGGCCGAGCTGGCTCGCATCCGTGGTGAGGCGAAGCAGGCTGGGCTCAAGATTGGCGGTGCGTCCCGCGCCACCGGGTCTGGTCGTGTGCCGGCCGCCATCCGGCAGCAGGGTGCATGGGCAGTGGCCCAGTGGATCCAGGCGAACCGTAAGTAGTTGAAGTTGCAGGGTTCTGGGGAGGCGTGGTAGGGTCTCACCGCGCCCCCCGCCCAGGGCCCTTCGGGACAACCCACCGTCAGCGGGACACGGTCGAACAACGAAAGTTCCACCCTGTCTACCTACGGTGACCCTATGGCCGTCCTCAGCAACGACATCCTGTCGTCCACGCTGCGCGAACTCATCAAGGATGAGGTCGACCAGCTCTTCAAGACCACTCCCCTCCTCGACCACATGAACCGCAGCGGTGGCATCCGCATCGTGGACGGTGGCCAGAAGGTGGACCAGCCCCTCATCCTGTCCGAGCACAGCTCGATCACCCAGCTCTCCAGCGGGTACGAGCCCACGAACCTGGCAGTCAAGGACGTTCTCCAGAACGCCAGCTTTGACTTCGCCGACTACGTCGCTCCGGTCGTCATCACCCGCAAGGAGGAGCTGTCCAACAGCGGCCCCCGCGCCATCGTGGACATCGCTGAGGCTCGGCTCAAGAGCGTCATGGGCATGTTCAAGCGTGAGTGGGAGAAGCAGGCTGTGGCCGGTAACTCCGGCATCATGACCGAGATGCTGACCCTCAACGGCTCGGACAGCAACACCGGCTTCCTTGAGGCTCGACTCATCGGTGCTCAGATCAACGATGTCGGTGGTCTCGCCAAGTCGTCCTTCCGCGACCTCGAGAACCAGTACGTCGATGCCGCTGGCTCCTTCGCTGGCAACTCGACGGCGCTCCTGACCGAGCTGTTCATCGCCGCTCAGCAGCGCACCCCCGACACCACCCCGGACCTCATCCTGGCGTCCGAGGCGATGTACAAGCTGTACAAGGTCGATCTCTTCGCCAACGAGCGGTACATCAACGAGCAGACGCTGGACAGCGGCAAGCTCGCTCTCGCCTTCCACGGCGCGATGATGTACGTCGATCCGAACCTGCCGGCCTCCTCGGGTGCCACGCAGATCTCGGCCTACATGCTGAACACCAAGCACATCAAGTGCATCTTCGACTCCCGCGCGAACTTCACGCTCGGGGACTTCCAGAAGCTCTCCGGGTACACCAGCCGCTCCGCTGACGTGATGCTGCGTACCCAGCTCAGCTTCGACCACCTCCTGTCGAGCGGTGTCCTCGGCCGCGCGGAGACCTGATATGGCTACCAGCACCATCCTGCAGACCCTGAACCAGGCAGCCGCTGGCGGTCTGGGCTCGGCATCCGCCCGCCGCAAGGTGGAGACCTTCATCGCTTCCGCCGCGATCACGGCTGGCGACTTCGTGTCGCTCGACGTGACCAAGACCGGTGCCGATGCGGCTCTCTTCGTCAGCGTCGTGGACACCTCCGGTGGCGCTGTCGCCGTCGGCGTCCCGACCATGGGTGTCGCCCTCGCTGACGCAGCAGCCAACGAGGATGTGCGTGTCGTCGTCGCCGGGTACGCCCAGGCCAACGTCGTCGCGTCCGCTTCGACGGCCGGCGTGGCTCTCGCGCTCGACACCACCACGTCGGGCCAGGCTGCCATCGCTGACGCTGCGAACGTCAACATCGCCGCCATCGGCCTCAAGGACAGCGCCGCGTCGGGCCTCACCGACGTGTGGGTCGTCCCCTCGATCTGAGTCCTGGGCCCCCGGCGGTCCTCTCTCCCCCACTCCATCGCCGGGGGTTGGCCCTCGTCCCGCCCGGGGCGGGGGCCTCTTCGCATAGGAGCAGCCCGTGAACCTGTCGCAGATGCTGTCGATGGCTGGGTCCATCTTGGACTACTCGCCAGACGTGCCGTCGTACCGCGCCGAGCTTCGCCGGTTCATCAACCAGGCGTACAAGGAGCTGTTCTCCAACGACGTGTGGCTCTTTGCCCAGCGCGAGGACCACCTCACCATCTACCCGGACCTGTCCATCGAGGGGCTCAGCATCGTCATTGGTGCTGACGGGAACGCCCAGCTTCAGGACCCGCTCAGTCGCGCGCTCTTCCGTCCGCGCATGGCTGGCTACATCATCGAGTTCACCGCGAGCGGTGGGCCGGTGGCAGCCCCGTTCGAGCTGCAGGTCCGCATCGTCATGGACGGGAACAACCTTGTCCTCGAGGACAAGAACGGACGCGACGTGTCTGGTGCCTCCTACGCTGGCACAGGCATGAACGTCACCATCAAGCAGCGGTACATCGACATGCCGCTGGACTGTGTGGACGTGCTGTCCGTCACGCTGCGCTACCCGAGCCAGGAGCGGCAGCCCTTCTACAACCTGACCCGGTGGGAGGACGAGGCCTGGATGCTGAACATGGACCTCATCGCGAGGCCCACGAACTTCGTCCTGGCTGAGGACGTGATTGTCCCAGCGCCGGTCATCACGCCCGTGCTCAACAACCTGGGGGCTGTCGCCAACACGGTGCCGGTCGCAGGGGACTGGGATGTCGTCTACGTCCACTCCCTGGGTGAGCGGCTGAGCGCGCCGAGCCCAAACAGCACGGTGGTCACCTTCACGGCCACGGACGGCATGAGCGTCAGCGGCATGCAGAACAACGGGTCGGATGACTCGACTGGGCTGCAGAAGAAGGTCTACGTCCGCTCGCCTGACAGCGACGCCTTCTACGAGGTGCAGACGCCCCAGGTCAAGGAGAGCGTGACGACCACCGGCTCACCGAACGGGCTTGCAATCAGCACCTCGTACCAGCTCTCGCAGTACCGCATGCCTGAGCATGAGGGCATCTACAAGCGCATCCGCATGTACCCGCGCCAGGACGAGGAGTTGACCATCACGGTTCGCTACCTGGCTCGTCCGTTCCGGCTGCTCGATGACGGGGACATCCCGATGTTTCCCCCGGAATATCATCAGCTTCTGGTGTTCCGGTGCTGTGAACAGCTCTTCATCAAGCACGGCAACGGGCCGCTGGCAGAGCTCTACCGGGAGCGCGCCGAGGCTGTGCTCGCCCGGATGCAGAAGCGGTACAAGACCACCCGGAGCCAGATGATGGTGAAGGGTAACTTCACACAGAGCACGACCATGGCTCGGCCCTGGCGCACCCTGAGGCACCTGACATGAGAGCCACGAACGTCGAGGTCGAGCGGCTCAAGGGCATCGACCAGCGCATCCCTGCGCCCAAGGCCACCGCTGCTCTCATGGAGAACTGGCGGTCGGACTGGGAGACTGGCGGCTGGACGAACCGTCTGGGCTACGAGAAGCTCCTCACGTCCACCTCGACGTTCGCTCCGTTCGTCACGTTCGGCCGCATCGACAGCGTGTTCTGCTGGGCTGAACGCAGCGCTGCTCTGCGGTGGATGTTGTTCGAGACAGGCGGGGTGCTGTACTTCGTGAACTACATCCGTGACGCTGCTGTCACGCTCGAGTCGGGTCGTCGGCGTCATGCGCTCGGTGAGCCTGGCACGAACTACGTCGCCACCCAGGCCGGCGTGGTCATCGCCAACGGCGGTCGCATCAAGCGGTTCAACGGGTGGATGCTGGACCTCAACGCGACCACCCCGCCCCTGGGCTCAAGGTACGTCAACCACGGGTACGAGACGCTCCCTGAGCCACCCAGGGCGTACTCCGTCCAGTCCGCAGGCACGGGCAACCCTGAGTTCACCACGGACCTTGATGGCGCCTACGTCACGAACGCTGTCGGCAGCTTGACCCAGGACGTGGGGCTCGGCTCCCGCAACGACGGGGACGAGAACGAGTACACCTGGCGGGTGTCCTGGGTGGACCAGACCGGCTCGGAGAGCGCGCTCAGCGCCGCAAGCAACACGGTGCGGTGGACGACGGGTACGGACGAGCTGGGCAAGATCGCGGCTGTCGAGATCCCAACCGGTCCACTGGGTACGGTGGCTCGTCGCGTCTACCGGACAGGCTACACCGACGGGCTGTTCCGCTTCGTCGGAGAGGTGGGCAACAACGTCGAGACTCTGTTCTACGACAACAACCCGGACACCCGGCTCGGCGGCGAGGCCCCTGAGTCCCTGACCCCCATCCCGTCCCCTGGGGCTCGCTTCGTGGCGCAGGCGGCGAACTGCCTGTTCATCGACGGCGGTCCAGCCAACGGCATGGCGGTGTTCTACTCGATGCCGGGCACCATCGCTCAGTTCGCCATCGAGGACTACATCTACCTGGGCGGCAACGGCGGGGACGTGACTGGTCTGGCCGGGTACTACAACGCGGTCATCGTGTTCCGAGAGCGACAAGTTGATGTAATCACTGGAGTTTATCCAGACTTCAGGGTCGCTCCGCTGCTCCTCGATGCGGGTGGACGAGCCCCTGCCACGACCATCCCGGTGCCTGGTCACGGCATCATGTTCCTGGCTGACGACGGGGTGTACGCCCTGACGGGAGGCCTCGATGGCGGCAGTGAGGCCAAGATCGAGATGGTGTCCGCCCCAGTGCAGGACTACATCAACCGCATCAACCCGTCCGTGTCGCCGGCCTCCAAGGCTGTGCTCTGCCGCAAGTGGAAGGAGTACCAGCTCTGGGTGCCCATCGACGGCTCACCTGACCTCAACATCGGGCTCATCTACCACTACGACCGTGAGGAGTGGACGGTGCGTACCGGGTGGCCCGTGGCCTGTGTGACCTCGACCCCTGACGGTGACGTGGTGTTCGGTCACCAGACCGGAGCCAACGGCAGCAACAGCTTGGAGTCTGGCCTGTTCGTCATGAGTGAGGCTCGGCAGATGGGGTACACGAAGAAGGGGGAGCAGTTCCTGTCGGCTGACCCACCGGACTCGGTGTACCTGTCCCGGCTCGAGGCCCTCAACGACAGCGCCGACAAGAAGCATCTCCGGTACGTCTACGTCAAGCAGATGACCACAGGCAGCAACACCACGGCCATCCAGGCAGAGGGTGACAGGGGACTCGTCGTCAACGTGGGCCCAGCCCTGGCGAGCCAGCCGGCTGACCGGGAGCTTCTCCCTGTGTACCAGTCGGGCATCGGCGCCGAGGTGGCGAGCTGGGACGATGCGAAGTGGTCGCAGCCTGTCCCGGTTGATGTCCGCTACAGCCTCGTCCTCGACGGTTCTGGGTACATGCAGTTCCGGATGACGACCGACAACGACATCACGCTGACCGGCTACACGCTGGGTGTGGTGACTTCGACCACCGAGGTCATCGAGGGCAGGGCCGCAACCACCCGGAGGCCGACGTGAGCTACAGGTACCGTCGCAGTGACCTGCGTACCTCCAACACGGTGGACGCGGCTCGGTTCAACGAGAACCTCAACGAGCAGGTCGCCAACCTGCAGGGGCTCAGCCGCGACCAGATTCCCGGGGGCTCTGTCTCTGAGACGATGTTCGCCAACGAGGCTTTCCACGACCTGACTGTGGCGCAGACGAACACCGAGATCGCAGACCCCTACCGGGCCTCGTCTCCATCCACTGGACCGTTCCCCTCCTGGGCCTGCGCTCCTGGCATGCAGTACCCGAACTACTCCGGGGACAGCGTCGTGGCGTTCACGGAGAACGTGACCACGAAGGGTGGCCTGCTGCACGTCGAGTTCTCGACATGGGTGTGGCGGAACACCATCTGTGACCGCAAGTATCTGTCCTCGTCCTCGAGCGTGGTTGACCGCCCCAAGGCCTTCCGCATGCGGCTGCTTGTAGACGGCATCGAGGTGGACAGCACCGCCAACGTGTACGTCCCGTGGATGAGCATCCACCTGTGCGGCCAGGTGCTGGTCCCTGAGGGGGCAGTTTCTGTGCAGGTGGTGTGGTCGATGGATTCGCTTGCGACCTATGTCAACGGAACAGCGAAGGACGACGATGACTTCGTGATGCTGTTCTTCTCTGGCTCGTCCCTGCTCCTCAACCAGCGGAGGTCCTGATGTCCAGCCTTCCGACCTACAACGCCGAGCCGGGCACCACCGTCGATGCTGCCTCTGTGAACAACCTGTTCACCGGAGTGGGCACTGCCACGTCATCACTCGACGCCAGCAACGTGCGGGCTCAGGGCGTGGATGTGGGCCAGGTCGATGTGGTCAGCGCCAACAACGACGGCATCGTCACGCGCTACGCCTCGCAGGACGACAACACCGCGTCGGCCACCTACGCCAGCACAGCGGACAGGGTGGTTGCCACGTTCACGCTGGGCACGGCGATGGACATCCGGCCCGGGGATGTGTGGCGCTGCTACTACAGTGTCCGCATCACCGACCAGAACAGCAGCGTCACCAACGAGGCCGACCTTGAGACGATGACGAAGCGGGTTGGAGCTGGTTGGATCTTCTGGCTCGAGTGGGACATCGGCTCTGGCTACGAGAGCATCCCTGGCCAGGAGGACTTCAGCACCTCGCACTACAGCGGCGTCAACGATGACGCGGGCAACCCGGTCCCGCACATGCCCACCAACGAGACGCTCACCTCGATGGTGTTCCCGCACGTCAGCGTGGCTGAGAGCGTTCCTGTCGGCGTGTACCAGACCCACCAGTACGTCGGCACCACTGGGCTCGGCAGCGCGTTCAACCGCCCGATGCGACGGTCCCGCGCCTTCCACTACAGGCGTCCCGTCCCGAGCACGACGGTGAGCGTGGCAGGCATCCGCATCATGGTGAGGGGTGTCGTGTCCCTGGGGCGCGACCCTGGCGGGAGCGGTGACGGTCTGCTCTTCGTGCGGGACACGGCGATGTACGGCACGGACCCAACCTTTGGTGGGGCGAGTGATACCATCACCGTAGACAACAAGCGTCTCATCAACATCGTGCAGGCGGAACAATGAGCTACACCCCGCCGAACACGTTCGTGGCTGGCACCGTGGTGCAGGCCAACCTGCTGCAGCAGAACCTGCAGGAGATGCAGGAGTACGCCAACGGCGGTGTCGTGGCCGGGGACCTGTCCACCTCGCCGTGGGTTGAGCAGCAGCACATCGTCAGGCCGTCCTACGAGTCCGCCACGCGCACGTTCACGGCTGTGTCTGGCGTCAGCTCGGCGGCCGGCCGGGGCAAGTTCCTGGGCCGGTACACCTACGTTCAGCGGGCGACCTCGACCCGGAACGAGGACGTGTCGGTCTGGCAGTTCATCCCCGGGACCTTCAGCCGCATCGAGCTGCCACGGATCCCCAAGGCCCTGTTCATCCAGTTCAGCTTCTCTGGCACCACGCCCAGCGACGCGACTGTGACGACCGGCACCGACTACGGCTTCCCTGGCTCCGATGTGCGGATGCTGGTGTACCCGGGTGAGATCGTGGACGGATCGAACCTGCAGAGCCCAGAGCTGCTGACCGAGCACCTCCTGCAGGCAGAGGACGACGGAGACATCGGTGCTGGCGTTGGTCGCCGGGACCACCAGAGCGGCTTTCACATGATTGCCAACCCTGGGAACCGGCTCTTCAGCATCGGCCTGGTCGGCAAGAGCACGATGCCCAATACCCGTATCTGGCGATGGAGCGTCGCCATTGAGTCATGGATGGTCTGATGGCACGGAACCCGTACAGGAAGAGGACTGCCCAGGGTGCTGCCCAGGGTGCGATGAGCGGAGCGATGGCCGGCTACCAGATGACGGGTACGCCGTTCGGTGCCATTGCTGGTGGGCTCGGCGGCGGCATCGCTGGTGGGCTCATGGCTCGCCCTGGCGAAGACGAGAAGATGCTGCGCGCACGGATGCGGCGCCTTGAGCGTGGCGTGCTGGGTGACGAGGAGGCTGCCATCATGGGTCGCTTCGTTGACCCGGTTGCGGCGGCAGCGAACGAGCAGATGGTCCGCAGCCGAGCAGTCGCGCCGGCCACCGCAGCCACTGGCGCTCAGGCTCGCGAGGCCATTGCCGGTCAGCGTGCTGCTCGTCGGGACATCGGAGAGGCAGCGCAGGAGGGGGCTCTGGCTGTCATGGACCTTGGTGAGCAGCGCCGCATGCAGGCGCAGCGCATCCGCGAGGGACTGCAGGCCCAGGACGTTCAGCGTGACGAGGCGTTCCGTAAGGCCCTGTTCGAGGGCGGCCTCGACATCGCTGGTCAGATCGGACAGGACCGTGCTCTCAAGCAGATTCTCGCGGAGGAGGAGAGGCGTCGCCTTGCTCAGGAAGCGCGGCAGGGTCGTGCTCGCGCCAACCAGGCAGACATCTCAGCCATCAGTGACGAGGAGTTGGACGCCTTCCAGTTGGGTGGCGGGGTCACCATCGATGAGGATGTGTCGGGACTTCAGCTCGGCGGCGGACTTGTCCCTCGGACGCGCGAGGAGATCGAGGCTCGCTC